AAAAATTAAGAGTTGATACTATTCGTGATATACGAACAGTTGAGAAATTCAAAGCAGTACACGATACTCTAACCATTACCAATCCATGCGATTCTAATGGCATCTTAACCACTTTCTACTCTAAAGTAAGACTACCACAAGGCCAAGTAATTATAAGGTCTTACAAGGGCAATATTAAAGCCACAATAGATTTAGATTCAATCTCAAATGTTTACGATTCTAAATACAAATCAAAATACGATTCAGAAGTTAAATTCTTTGAGAAAATAGTAACAAGAAATGTTGTACCAACGTGGGCAATAGTGACTATATTCTTAGAGTCTCTAATCATAGTCGGATATTTCTACTTCCGATTTATAAACCCATTTAAGTAATGAGCAAAGACCACAAGATAGAAGCCGTAAAGAAGCATTTTTATGGCTCTAAATTAGGAAAGAAAGACTTTTGTGAAAAGTTTCATAATCAATATGGATATGCTAATTGGTCACAATTAAAGAAATTCATGAATATGAATGGTATTTTAATGAGTGAAAGGTCATTAGAATATATTGAGTCAGCAGTTAAGATAGAGGAAACTATTAATTATGACTTAGACTTAATTGACAATTTTGGTATAGCAGATTCATTAAGTAGTGATTATGTATCACAAGTCTTACCCGAAGAAATAAAAAAGGTAGGTATCTTATCCGACATTCATTTCCCTTATCATTCCTTAGAAGCCTTAACGATTGCAATTAAGCATTTAAGACAAGAGAATATTGATTGCTTGTATCTTAATGGTGATATCATGGACTTCTATTCTATCTCAAGACACGAAAAGGATAAAGACCTTCGTGACTTTAAAAGAGAGGTGGATATGAGTAGAGACTTCTTAAAGAAGCTAAGAGATTTATTCCCTTATATCCCAATCTATTACAAACTTGGTAATCACGAGCAAAGGTGGGCAAGGTCATTACAAACTCAAGCAGAAGAATTTGCTCAGATACATGACTTACAATTTGATATATTCTTCCACTTGGATAAACTACAATTTAGATTAGTTCATGATTGGCAGGGTATGGAGATGGGAGACCTACTTGTCATACATGGCCATGAGCCCTTTGGCTCAGGTGGTGCTAATCCTTCACAAAACTTAATGAACAAAACTTTGTGCAATACTTTGATGGGACACGTTCATCGTACCTCTACAATGCAAAAGAAAAATGGCTTTAAAGATTTTATTAATACTTATAGTACTGGTTGCTTAACAGTTCTTTCTCCAAAATATATGCCATTCTCAATGCACAATCATGGGTTTGCAATAGTGGAGATACAAGATGGTAAATCTAAGGTCAAGAACCTCATGATTAAGGATGGCAAAATAAGTTTTTAGTAACTCATTTATTTTTATACCTTTACCATTGCGTTTTTCATTGATTTGTTTTGTGGTTAGGTTAGGCAAGGGTGGCAATATTGTCACCTTTTGCTTTTAAACAAAAATCCCCAACGCTATAAGCAAAGGGGATTATTTATTTTCTGGAAAATCAAATCAAATTCTTAAAAACCTATTTTTAATTCAGTCTTTATTTCTTTAATGGTACTTGTTTTTGGGTCAATAAACATTTCTAATGTTTTACATTCCCCATCCCTTTGTTTCATAAATATGTACTCAATAATATTTGTGTATTCTACGTTAGGATTCATCTCCTCTTTAGCCCTTTCATAAGCATAATAATCTTCTCTATACAAACCTATAACTACTGAGGCCATTTGTTCTAATTTACCTGTTGACCTTAAATCACTTAGCCTTGGTCGATGAGAGGCTCTTGCCTCATTAGAACGATTCAATTGTGCTGCACATAAAAAAGGAATATTAAGTTTCTTAGACAGGATTTGTATCTTATCTGCAACACTACCTGCTATCTCAGTTTCATTTGAACCTTTAATACTGCTATCTGTCATCAATTGGATATAATCAATAACAACCATTTTAATATTCTTTTCTCTAACAATCTTTTGAATAAGATTAGTTAAATAGTTTATATCCCTATTTGCACCATCATACCATGTTATAGGAAGTTTTTCTAAATTAGTAACTGCTTGTTTTTGAATGTTGCTAAATTGGTCAATACTTAATCTACCTGTCTTAATTTTACTATAAGGCAATCCATCATCAAGCTGACCCGAAATCATTCGATAAATAAGAGATATTACAGGCATCTCAAGTGATAAAAACAAAACACTTTGACCTAATTCTGCTGCCCAACGAGTATGCTCTAATAAAGCAATAGTCTTTCCTTGGCCAGGTCTTGCAGCAAATAATATTACATTTCCTTTTAGCCAACCTCCTGTAATCTCATCTAACTTAGGATAACCCGTAGGCACACCACTTAATGACCCATTAGTCATAACATCACCAATAGTAGTTACTGCTGACATTAATGCGGACTTCATGTCCAATATCTCATTATTGTCTTCCTTAATTAACTCTTGGTTGTTTATCTTATTTATCTTATCGACCATCTCAAAGTAATCAGTCCCATTCATTAAATCATTATTGATTTCCTTGGACAAATTAAGTAAATCTCTTTTACCTTTTAATGAAGCAAGGTACATTACAAGTTCATGGGCATTAATTGGATTCTTGCTTGTAGTCGCTGACATCACTACTGCCCAATCATTATTATTATTCGTTTTAAGCCTCAATATTACATCCGATAAGGTGAATGTACCTTTTTCGGAATATAATTCAATACAAGTCAAATAAACACTCTTGGTGGCATTAAAATGAAAAACATCGGTAGTAATTATCTTTTGTATCTCTTTTGTGTAAGAGGGATAGTTACAAAGTAATGCGATAACTTCTTTTTCCGCATCCAAGTCAGCGAATGCGATTGATTGATTTGATTTCATGATTTTCCTTTGTTGTTGTTAGAATCTAAATGGATTCACTTTTACTTCTATCTTTCTTGGTAGATACTCCTCATCCTCCCAAGTGCGTTGATTTAAGTAGGTTGTTGGGTGCTTTCTAAACTTTATATCAGGAGTAGCTTTTAAATAGTGTGGCAAGGTAGTAAATATTTGTTCTACTTCTTTGTCAGTCAACTTTAAAAACTTTGTTTTAGCATCCTTAGTACCTGTTTTCTTGTTGTACATATCCCAAAACTTATCAAACTCTTTTTCTCGTAGGTTAACTTTTTCAAGTAACTCTTGAGCATTTACCTTTGGGATACTATACACTACTTCTTGTTTAGGATAAATTAATTTTAATCCTTGTGTGCGTTCCAGCTTTGTATCATTAAGTGATTCCATTAAAGCTAAATCTTTGATTTCGTATTGCATCTTGGATAACAATTCATTAAGTAAATCACCAAGACCTATTTTGTTATTTTCCATAAGTTATTATTGTTCTAATTGAGGTCTACCATATAAATGGAATGTATAATCAGGCATCATATCATCTAATTCAATTGGTATTCCACAAAATGATGTAACATTTTTTAATTTTATGTTTGTATATTTTTGACAATCTTCAATTAAAAATTTAAATGTGAAGTTGCTCATTCTATACTTAAATCCATCTCTATTATAAAGTGCAGGAGACCTAACATAAGCCCTTTGCATTAATTCAAATAATTTATTCCCTTCCATAATTAATTGATTAAATCTTTTATTTTACATAAAACACCCAAACTTGTGTAATCATCTCCACCTTTCACATCTTTTTTAGCTTTACCTTCTAATACTAATTGGTTTAGCTTTTTCTTTAGTTTACTTGTTGAGATAATTATAGCTTCATCCTCTGCTACCTTGTACACATAAAAATCACTTTGACTTGTTGCTATACCACTTAGCTTACCTCTTGAATAATATTCGATATAAACATTACCTGTGTCCTTAGATTTTCTATCTGACTTAACTTCTATTTTCTTATTAGTTACTAATTCATGAAACCATGTTTCACCATCTAATTGACCAAACTCTAAATCATATTTAAAATCGTTATTAAATGCCATAGTTTTCTTGGAAGTATAATGTAGCATCATCAAATAACTCATCCATTATTCCACCTTCATCAAGCACCCCTTGTGCGTAGGCACTAAT